CAGCAGATCACCGGCGCACGCTCATATATATCTATATAGACAGCAGCCACAACAGCAGCACCACCACCGGCGCACACTCCACCATATAAGAAGCCACACCACCGACAGCCGCAGCAGATCACCGGCACACCACACCAACACCACCGACAACCACACCACACCAACACCACCAACAGCAACACAACAAACAAAAGAAAACCACACCAACAGCAGCACCACCGGCGGCACCGGATCACCGCCCAACAGCCCCGCCGACAGCCCCGCCGGGGCCGTAGGTACTGGGAATCGGACTGTCGGCTTTACGGGTTCGGAAGCGCAAAAGTTGGTTAGGTATGTATTATTTTTCCCATTTCCGACTGACCGGGCGCAAAAAAAGTAGGGGGGTCAAAAAAATAAAGGTTGCACCCCGAACAAACATGAAGTATAATGAAATCGACAAACAAAGACAGAGACAAGGAGGGATAAACAATGGCAATGACAGATGCAAAGAGAAAATCAGACAACGCTTGGCAGCGGAAGAACTACAAAAGACTGGGGGTGAAGTTGTACAAGGGAGACGCGGAAGCGTTCGAGAAATTCTGCCGAGAGAATAATACGAGCGTCAATGCAGCGCTCCGGGAATATGTGGCGCAGTGTATCGGCAGACCGTTAGAGAAGCGGGGAGAAAATGCGGAAGCGGCAGCAGAAGAAGAGAACGAATAAAAAAAGAGCGGTTGCCCGCTCAACGCCCGTCTACACCCAATAGGTCATAGACAGATACTTGAAAGATTTTTGAGAAGTACAGTAGTTCAAAATCCGGCACAACACGGTCGCCGGTCTCGATTCGGCTTATAGCCTTTTGATTGATATTATGATCGAGCAGTTGTATCTTTGCGGCGAGCTGTTCCTGCGACATTTCCGCAGCTTCGCGCAGCTCCCGTATTCTTTGACCGGAGATATTACATTTCCCGGTATGGCACTTATATAACTTCAAATTTTTTTACCTCCCTTTATGCCAATGATGGATAAGCGCAAATAGACACTATCACGATATTACGCCCGATATTATCCCAAAGATGACTAATGCTGAAAGGCTATAGAGATTATACAGAAAAGGGGAAAGCACCATATAGAGAAGGGGGTTATTGCATGGGATTTTTATGGAACGCATTTATTGAGGGGTTTAGAGCAGCGCAAGGAAATACGACCGTAAAGGCACCGGAGAGAAAGCCGGATATTAAAGCGTTGCTATACCCCGGGGAGTTGCCAACATTTCAAACGCTGGCAGAGAATGACCACAAAGATAAGAGAGCGATTGTATATATTTTCTACAGATCAAAGATAAACAAACACACAGCCTTTACGATTGATGATCTCTATAACGGGCGAGATATTGGAACGGAGAAAGAAGCATACAAAGAGCTGAAAGCGCAAGGGATGATTAGAAGTTTGGATAGAGTAGAAATACTGGAAGATCAATACACACAAGACGATCTAAAGAAATTACTGAAAGAGCGTGGACTGACAGTAGGCGGAAAGAAACATGAGCAGGCACAACGGCTTATAGACAGCGGATATAAACCGGAAAGAAAAAGCAAAAGTAAATTTGCATTTACAGAACAGGCAAAGCAGCTTGTGTCAGAGAAGGAAACGGACAGGCAGCAGGCTATATCAAAAGCAGCCGACGCACTAAAGACATTAGGCTACACCGGAGCTATATCGGCATATAGAGAGTATGACGACAAGTGGGGGTTCGTCCATGTTTCCGGGAAGAAACACACTATATTTGCACACTTCGATATACCGTATAAGAGCTTCCAATTTTTTGAGAAATACCCGATGCGAGAACTGCAAAATAGCGAAGAGTATAAAAAGACATTGCGCGGAGTATTGATCGCCGGACTTATGAGAGGGTGCCGGGAAGAGTGGGAATTAGAATACGATATGTGGAATATCACAAGAGAGCCGATTGACTGCCCGAAACTTCTGACAATGTTTAGAGGATATAGCCGAGAGGTATTAGAAAATATGGGAGAGCAGATCAAGGCGGACAACAGAAACGCATTGGCATATTACATATCACATTTGGAATATTTGAACAGACAATAATTAGACAAAGATAGAAATTTCAAAAGTTAGCAACTTTCGCAGGTATTTTATGTTATATTGATATCGTGTATAGATATGGTTACACGAAAATTTAAGCCCGTGGCAGCAGTCGCGGGCTTTGTTATGCAATCATGGAGGACAAAAATGCCGAAGCGGAGCGATAAAAGAGAATCCGCAAAGGCTGAATATATCGCCCGAAAAGCAAAAGGCGAAAAAGTAAACTTACGGGAGCTGGCCGAGCAACAGGGCGTATCGTATCAGTCTGTGCGGAATTGGAAAGCGGCTGACAAGTGGGATGAACAGATACCCAAGCGCAAGCGCGGCGGGCAGCCGGGGAACAAAAACAGCAAAGGGAAAAAGAACGCCAAAGGACACCACGACGGCGCACCGGCGGGAAATAAAAACGCAGAGAAAGACGGAGCTTACAGCGCTGTCTTTTTTGATATGCTGTCGGATTCTGAAAAAGAATTGGCAGCGATAACGCCGACGGGTGGCAAGGACGCTCTTATAAATGAGCTGCAAATACTGAAAGTGCGGGAACACCGCATATTAGAAAAGCTGGCACTCTATGAGAATGCCGAGGAAGATACATTGTATCTGAATAGCCTTATGGATATGCGGGTACCGGCAGGCAAGGGCAAAGCAAAGCAGGACGGAGCCGTACAGACTATGGGAATGTACAGCAAAGATAGCGCTTTTGCAAGGTCTTTGAAATTACAGGAAGCGCTATACAAGGTGCAAGGTCGTATAGCAACCATAGTAAACAGCCTCCGGGCGCTGGAAGAAGCAGACAGGAGACATGAACTCGACAAGCGCAGGCTTGAAATACTGGAAATGAAAGCGACGGGCGCTATCGAGATCGCAGAGCCGGACGGCGGCGAAGAGGTAGACATAGACGCTAAAGAGCTGGGAGTGACGGCGGATGAAACTTTATACGAGTAAGGTTGTAGCGCAGTGGTGCGGACTGACGGAACGCCGTATAAGGCAGCTCCGAGACGAGGGCGTTATAGCCGAGGACAGGCCGGGGCTATATGATCTACAGCCCACGGTATTACGATATATCAAATATTTAGGCGGAGCCGGTAAAGAAAGCCTGCAAACGGAGCGAATGAAGCTCACGGCAGAGAAACGCAAGGCGGCGGAGATGGATAACGAGATGCGGCGCGGAGAACTGCACAGCACAGAGGACATTGAAACAGGCATAAAAACGATGTGCCTTAATATCCGAAGCCGATTTCTTGCAATGCCAGCGAAGCTATCTCCGGCGCTGACGGCAGCAGGCGGAGATCAAGCAGAGATTTTCGACATACTCAAAAGCGCCATTGATGAAGCACTGGAAGAGTTGAGCGATTACCGCGTTGCGCTGGCATTAGAGGGCAGTGCGGATGGAGAAAAAGACGGAGCAAAAACCAAAGCAAAAGACGGTAAACCTGCCGAAAGCGACAGTTGACCTATTGGCAAGGTGCATTTCCACCTTGAAACCACCGCCGGAGCTGACACTTTCACAATGGGCGGACACATACAGGGTGTTATCGGCGGAGAGCAGCGCGGAGCCGGGAAGGTGGCACACGGACAAAGCGCCATATCAAAGAGAGATCATGGACGCAATCGGGGATCCTCATATACGACGGGTAGTTATCATGTGCGCGGCACAGCTCGGAAAGACAGAGCTATTGCTTAACATATTGGCGTATTTCATGGCATACAGCCCGGCACCGATACTTGTTATGCAGCCAACACTTGATATGGGGCAGACATTCAGTAAAGACCGGTTAGCGCCGATGTTGCGAGACACACCGGCATTACGGGGCCTTGTGGATGTCAAAAGCCGGTATTCCGGCAACACGATAATGAAAAAGAATTTTCCGGGCGGTCATGTAACCATTGTCGGAGCAAACAGCGCGACAGGACTTGCAAGCCGTCCGATAAAGGTATTACTTGCTGACGAGGTAGACCGTTACCCCGGAAGCGCAGGAACAGAGGGCGATCCTTTATCGCTGGCACAGAAAAGGCAGACAACCTTTTGGGATAAGAAAACGGTCATGGTATCAACGCCGGTTATCAAGGGGCATAGCCGTATTGAGACGGAGTTTAACCAGTCAACAAAGGAAGAGTGGAATATACCTTGCCCGAAGTGCGGACACTATCAACCGCTTGTATGGGCGAATGTGATATTTAACCCGGACGATCTGACGAAAGAACCGCTATACAAGTGTGAGCGGTGCGGACACGAAGCCGGGGAGTATGCTTGGAAAGCACAGGGCATAAACGGAAAGTTTGTAGCGGAGAACCCGGAAGCAGAGACAAGAGGATTCCACCTAAACACATTAGCGTCAACATTCTGCGGATGGAAAGAGATCGTACAGAAATTCCTTGTCGCCAAAGAGCAATTAGATCAAGGCAACCCCGAAGGAATGAAAGTGTGGGTAAACACAGAACTGGGGGAGACTTGGGAAGAGCGCGGCGAGAGCGTCGAGGATGTTGAACTTTTCAACCGCAGAGAGATATACGATGCGGAAGTGCCGGAAGATGTCTTGGTGCTTACTGCAGGAGTGGATGTACAGGACGACCGTTTCGAGGTCGAGGTAGTCGGCTGGGGAGTTGGAAAAGAGAGCTGGGGCATACGCTATCAGAAGATATACGGCGATATGCTCAAAGAGCAGGTATGGGCTGATCTTGACAATTTCCTTTTGAGCGGATTCACGAAGAAAGACGGCAGTGTTTTACACATACTGTCAACCTGTATAGATTCCGGCGGACACCATACAGATCAAGTATACAGATTTACCAAAGAGCGGTATGAGCGGAGAGTGTGGGCGATCAAGGGTAAGGGCGGCGCGGAAGTGTCGTTTATCAGAAACCCGACCACAAATAACCGTGTAAAGACACCGCTCTTTATCATAGGTGTAGATGCAGGAAAGGCGCTTATATACCAAAGATTGAAGCACGAAACCAAAGGCCCGAACTACTGCCATTTCCCGGAGAACGAAGCGGCGGGATATGATGCGACATACTTTAAGGGGCTGACAAGTGAAAAGATGGTGGTGCGCTTTAAGAAGGGGCGAAGCGTCATAGTATGGGAGCTGAAAGACAGCTCATACAAACGAAATGAACCGCTTGACCTGCGCAACTACGCTATGGCGGCATTGGAGATAGCTAACCCGGTACTCACTAAAGCGGAGCCGGGCGTACAGAAAGCGCACAAGAAAGGCCGCAGAATCGTAAGCGGAGGTATTTGATTATGGCGATTTATTCAAAAGCACTATGCGAAAAGAAACTGAATACATGGCTTGCGGCAGAGGAAGCGATAGCGACGGGGCAGCGGTACCAAATCGGTACGAGAATGCTGA